GCGTACTTGTGGATGCTGAAGACAATCCTCAACTCTTATTTTACGCAGCTGCGGCCATGAGAACACCCGCATGTCAGTGGGTGTTCGAAGGTGCTGAAGAGATCGAGTGCATCATCGTGCAACCACCGGCCATGCGTCGCTGGGTCACTACACCGGAGCGTGTGAAGCAGTTTGAGCAAGAGCTGCTCTACGCTGTGCGTCTCTCATCATGGCCAGAGGCACCGTTTGCAACAGGCGACCACTGCCGTTGGTGTACTGCGAAACCGATCTGCCCACGCATGACTGGCGCAGCTGATCGTGCATTGAAAGTGCAGCTGGCTAACCTGCCGGCAGAACAGATCGCAACGCAGCTTCAGCAGGCCGACATGCTGGAGGACTACATTAAAGAGCTGCGCGCGCTTGCGTTCCAGATGCTTGAGAACGAGCGCCCCGTGCCAGGCTACAAGTTGGTCGCCAAGCGGGGCACACGTCAGTGGGTGGACGAGGCAAGGATTGAAGCATGGGCGGACGCGAACGGCGTAGAAGATGCGTACGAGACAAAAATTAAATCGCCCGCACAGCTTGAAAAAGTCTTGAAAAAGACTACACTAGATTTCCCGTCAGATTTGGTCGTATCGATCTCGTCGGGGAGTACGTTGGCACCGGACTCTGATCCGAGGCCAGCGGTTCTGCAAATCGGGAAGCAGTTAACTGCCGCCCTTTCTAAACTTTAATAGGAGTACAGTAATGTCCAATATGGTCACGTTCAAAGGTGCAAACCTTCCAGCAGTATCTACCCTTTCCGCCGCACTGCGCGCGCTTGAAACCGCCGCAGGCCCAGCAGGTTCTGTCATCATCAAGATGGACAAGACCGGCCACTGGGTGTTCGGTGCTGACCAGACCGACGTCGAAGAAGACTCGACTTGGGCGGTCAACCCGTTCAGTTTCATCCACGGCTTTATCGCTTGGGGTGATGGTGAGGTGTTGGGGGAGAAGATGGTGTCGGTGTCCGAGCCGCTGCCTGAGATGGAAGCAGCGCCGCCCAACGCCAAGCGTGGTTGGGAGTCGCAGATCGGCATGTCCTTGAAGTGCGTCTCTGGCGAAGATAAGGGCATGGAGGCGCGCTACACGGTGACGTCTGTCGGCGGTAAGAAGGCCGTGCAGGCGTTGGCTGTTGCGATTGCCGAGCAGGTTGAGAAGGATCAGAGCAAGCCCGTGCCTGTCGTGCGTCTCAAAAAAGACCACTACACGCACAAGTCGTATGGTCGCATTTACACGCCGGTCTTTGAGGTCGTCGAGTTTGTGTCGATGGATGGCAAAGCAGACGAAGCCCCAGCTGAAGAAGCACCAGCAGCCGAAGCAGCACCTGCCCGCCGCCGTCGCGGCTAAGTAGTACGGGGGAAAGCGGATGCCGGGCGGTTGACGGACGCAGCGAGTACCCCACCTTTTCTATGGCCCCTGTCATTTAATCATCAGGTTTTCCTTGGTCGGTTCGGCCTGATGCTGGCGGATGACGGGGGTCACCCTTACTATGCTAGTATTTGCATGTGCTTGGCGGCACGCTTACAGACAAGCCCTGTTCTGCATTCTGCTCGGTGTCTGCCGAGTCCGCCAACGTCGCGAGACGAGAATGCAGAACAGGGCTTTTTTATTGGTGATGTGATGAAAGAGCGATGGAAACCTATACCCGGTTATGAAGGCCAGTATGAAGTTAGCGATCAAGGACGCGTGCGGTCTTCCACGCGTTTAGTTATGTGCGAGGGAACCGTTAAAGGTTCGTACTTTTCAGTTAAACAAGGGCGTATGCTAAAGCCGGGGCGTATGACGGCAGGGCATCTATCTGTAGCGCTTGGTAGACGCAACAGTCAGTGCGTACATAAATTAGTTTTGATGGCGTTTGTAGGGCCGGCGCCTGCTGGCTGCGAATGTTTGCACGCAAATGGAAACCCAGCGGATAACCGACTGGTAAATTTGCGGTGGGGCACGCGTAGCGAAAATAACGTGGACGCGATCCTACATCAGCGCAGAGGAAAGCTAACCAGAGCGCAAATAAAAGACATTCGCGCGCGCCTCGAATCGAAAGAATGGGGTCTTGGGCGAAAATTGGCTAAGGAGTATGGCGTGCATGAGTCAACGATAAGCGCGATAAAAGTTCGGAGGCACTATGCGTGTTTTGTGGATTGACATGGAAACGCGCAGTCGTTGTGATTTAACTAGCAGGGGAGTCTATAACTATGCCCAAGACGGCACCACCGATGTACTTTGTATGTCCTACGCGTTTGATGACGATGAGGTTGTTACCTGGACTCCCGATCAACGGTTCCCCGAACTGGTACGTCAGCACACAGGGGAGATACGCGCCCATAACGCCGCATTCGAAAGGCTTATCTTCTGGTACGTCCTACAGATTAACTTTCGACTCGAACAGTTCTACTGCACCGCTGCACAAGCGCGTGCTAACTGCTTACCTGGCAGCCTTGAAGACGTCGGACGAGCGATTAGCAGCCAAATGCGAAAAGACCATCGTGGAAGCCAGCTTATCCGACTTCTTTCCGTCCCTCGCGCAGATGGATCGTTTAACAATTCGCCAGAGCTAATGGCCGAGATGGTGCGTTACTGCGAGCAGGACGTCAGAGCCATGCGCGCCATCAGCAAGGCCATGCGGCCACTGTCGGACGAGGAGCTGGCCGACTACCACACCAACGAGCGCATCAACGACCGTGGCGTGCTGCTTGATCTGCCTCTAGCGCAGGCTGCCATCCGGTACGCGTCGGTCGAACTCGAAGAGATCGAGACGCTAGTGGCCGAGCTGACCGCAGGCGCAATCAAGTCCGTGCGCAGCCCCAAGATGCGCCAGTGGGTGATCGATAGGGTCGGCCCGCAGGCTTTAAAGATGATGGAGACGTACAAGGACGGCGACTTGAAGTATTCTATCGACAAGTCTGTACGCGCTAATTTACTGGCTTTTGCCGAGGAAAACCCCGATGAGATTCCGACCACTGTTGCGGACGTCATTCAATGCGCAGATGACCTCTGGGCGTCGTCAGTTGCGAAGTTCAGCCGCCTTGCGAGTCTGGCAGACGAAGACGATCACCGAGTACGAGGTGCTTTTGTCTTCGCTGGAGGCTCTGCCACAGGACGTGCTTCAAGCTATGGCGCGCAGGTACACAACTTCACGCGCAAGTGCGCAGCAGAGCCAGATGACGTTAGGCACGCTATGGTCAGAGGCCACAGCATCGTCCCAAGATTTGGAAAACGCGTTACAGATGTTCTCAAAGGAATGCTCCGGCCCGCACTGATACCCGCGCCCGGCAAGCAGTTCGTCGTCGCCGACTGGTCAGCCGTCGAGGCGCGGGTCACAGCCTGGGCATCCAATGACCCGCAGGCCGACGATGTGCTGCAAGTCTTCCGTGAGGGTCGTGACATCTACAAGCGTGAAGCCGCCGGCATCTATCGCATCACTGAAGAAATAGTATCAAAAGAGCAACGCCAAGTAGGCAAAGTGGCAATTTTGTCGCTAGGATTTGGAGGGTCGATCGGCGCCTTCTCGGCAATGGGTCGCAACTATGGTGTCTTCATGCCGGAGTCCGATTCGCGCCGCATTGTAGACGCGTGGCGGCGCTCAAATGCTTGGGCAGTACGTTATTGGGGCAAGCTTGAGGACGCCTACACGCGGGCGCTACGCAATCCCAATCGGGAGTTTTCCGCTGGTCGCGTCGTGTACTTGTACGACGGTCAGCACCTCTGGTACGCGCTGCCGTCGGGTCGTGTGTTGTGCTATCCATTTGCTAAGTTTGAGGGTGACGAGATCACCTACGTTAAAGCAGCCTGGAAGCCGGCAGCGGATGCGAAGGAATGGCCACGCGCCCGCTTGTGGCGAGGGCTTGCCTGCGAAAATATAACTCAGGCAATCGCAAACGATCTTTTGCGTAATGCTCTGCGGCAGTTGGATGATGTAGTATTGCATGTCCATGACGAAATTGTCTTAGAGACGTCTGACCCCGATGCACCCAATACCCTAGAGCAAGTGATGTGTACGCCGCCTAAATGGGCGGCTGGACTGCCTTTGTCCGCTGAAGTTGAAGTGATGAATCGTTACGGCAAATAAAAAAGCCGCCTGGCAGGGCGGCTTTCCAACTACAAGGACTGCAATGGATTTCCTCGAATTTTATACTAATTTGGCACCACAGGGTGAGACTGCGTTAGTTGTCCGCCAGAAACCTAAACTCAAAAGCGGACAGATTCAGCTGCACCCCGATGGCGCAGTGATCTGCACCTGGCCGGCGTATCTGCCCGACTACCCGACCAAGCCCGATTGGGCGATCTACGGCAACACCGCGTCGTTTATCGTTGACCGGTTCAAGGACGGCCACGTTTCCGCATCGGCTGCGAATGCTGACTACGTGCTGGTGATGGTGCTGGACGACGTGGGCGACCCTGAGAAGGCGCCCAACACCCCACCCCTCCCGCCGACGTGGATCATCGAGACGTCTGCCGGGTCGTTCCAGTGGGGCTACGCATTCTCAGAGCAGCCGACCACTGGCGAGTACGCCGCTGCCATCCGAGCGATTGCCGACGCGGGTTACACGGATCCCGGCGCCTGCAACGCGGTGCGCAACTTCCGCCTGCCGGGGTCGATCAACATCAAGCCGGGGCGGAATAACTTCGCCGCTCGTCTAGTCGAGTTTTACCCAGAGCGCGAGTACAGCCTGCCCGAAGTGTGCGCAGCTCTGAATGTTACGCCAGCGCCCGCCGAGTCGCTGGGCGTGCGTCCTATCCGACTGTCTGACGATGGTGCGGATGACGTCATGGCGTGGCTCTCGCATCAGGGCGTCCTGCTATCGACCCCGAACCCTGCCGGCTGGGCAGGCGTCATCTGCCCCAACAAGGACGAGCATACCGATGGCAACCCAGAGGGGCGCTACAGCCCGTCAACGCGCTCATATCGCTGCCTGCATTCGCACTGCGTTGACTTCGATTCGCATGCGTTTCTGGATTGGGTGTCGGCCAATGGCGGCCCGAAACACGCGCCTGGCTTACGTGAAGAGCTGCTGGCTCACGCGATGGACGCGGCGCTATCCAAACTGACGCCGACTGAGGCGTTCCCAGACAAGGGCGCGGAAGTCATTGCAGAGGTCGAGAAAAAACAACTGGATAGGACAACGAAAGATGATTGGTACAAACGCTTTGCGTACATTCAAAACGAAGATGCGTACTTTGACATGGACGATCGGCGCGAGATTAGTCGCGGTACTTTTAATGCACTCTTTCGACACGTCACCTGTTATTCAATCCACCCGACGAAAACGGGTAAGCGCCGCATTGAGGCGTCAATTTGTTATGACGAGAACCGGCAGGCCAAGGACGCGCTGACCATTAGCGGCATCACGTACGCCGCTGGCGAGACGGTGCTGGTGTCGCGTGAGGGGCAGGCATACGGCAACCGATGGGTCGATCACCGGCCAACAGCGGCCACCGGCAACGCAAAAATATGGCTCGATCACGTTGAGCGCATGATTCCCGACCCGGTCGAGCGCAACCACGTTTTGGACGTCATGGCCTACAAGCTTCAAAACCCGAACCGCAAGATCAATCACGCCGTACTGCATATCGGTCACCCAGGCTCTGGCAAGGACACTATGTGGCAGCCGTTCTTATGGGGCATCGGCGGCGAGGCGCTCTCAAACGTGTCGATTGTCCGCAATGAAGAGATTCAGTCGCAATGGGGTTACGCATACGAATCCGAGGTGATGGTGTTTGAAGAGCTACGGCAGGCGGAAGCAAAAGACCGTAGAGCGCTCGAAAATCATTTGAAACCGATCATTGCCGCGCCGCCGGATTTTTTGCAGGTCAATCGCAAGGGTTTGCACCCGTATCAGGCTCTGAACCGCATTTTCGTTTTGGCATTCTCGAATGAACGCGTGCCGATCTCCGTGTCAGGAGATGACCGCCGGTGGTTTGTGACGTACTCCGAGGCGCCGCGTATGGCCGAGCAGGACGCGTGGGCGATCTGGGATTGGTACAAGGCCGGCGGCCTAGCAGTCGCTGCCGGCTGGCTCTACGAGCGTGACGTAAGCCGGTTCAATCCCGGCGCTACTCCACCGCTAACCGAGGCGAAAATTATTATGGTCGAGCAGGGCAGATCGACCGCCGAGTCGTATCTGGTCGAGATGATCGAGCGCCGCCTGGGCGAGTTCGCTGCCGGTGTCGTGGCCGCACCGTTCTATAGCCTGTGCGACCGGCTACAGGGCGGCGCGCCGATGAGTACCCGCGTGGTACAGCAGGCACTATTGCACGCGCTGAAAGAAGCCGGCTGGGTCGATATGGGGCGCTTAAAGTCGCGGGAGTTTGACACCCGTAAGCACATTATCTGTGCGCCAGAGCTGGCCGCCACAGCCACTAAATCAGAACTGCGCCGCATGGTGGAGGAAACACCGCCGCCGTCAGCTGTGCGACTGGTCAAGTAAAAAAAAGCCCGGCACAAAGGCCGGGCGAACCGAAGGACGGCTGGAGAGTAGCCGCGCTATAACCCTAGCACAATCGCGAGCATGGCTGCAAGTATCAATCCGATGAGAGCGAACATGCGGCCTCCGCTTCAATGTCTTTAATGATAGGATCCTTCAGCAGGTCGACCACGTCGACACCGCCGGCGAAGGCGTGAATGAGCCAGGCACCGGCGGCCATGCCCACGGAGCGATCGCCGGGCTCATAATCGACAAAGCAAAGCAGTTCAGTATGGCCATGCGTATACGTGTATGGCCAAAGATGCGCCGGCCACCACGGTGCGCTGGTATCAATTTGCGTTTTCATCAATCACCTCGAATAGTGGCATTGTCGGGTCATACTGCGCGGCGCTTTCGGTACTAGCGCCGGTATAGTTCACCGATTGCAGAAAATTCAGCGCATCAAACCGGCGAATGTAATCGGCTGTCGACACTGTCGGAGTCCATGTCGGAAATTTCCGAAGGTCTTTAGGTTTTGCCGGTTTCCAGGCTTTGCGCGCCGCTTTGGCTAGTTCGACCGGATCCCGGTCAAATTTCACTTTGTAGGTGGTGCCGTCAATTTTTATCGTTTGCATAGCTCAGACTCCATAAGGTAAGTATTGATCAAGTGTAGTGCCCGTTCAGCGCTTGTTAGACCTTCATCCGGTTCGGGATTATTGATTGCATCCGATAGCGCGTCTCTCGCTTGCCAAAGCAGGTTTTCATTGGCGCCGGTAATTTCGGCTGTTTCCTGCGCGCGCAGGATTGCGGTTTTAAGCTTTGCCATTGTGTTACTCCTCTTCGGTTAAATCACAATTTTCAATTGTGAATGAAATTATGTTTCCAAATTGACTAGATAAAAATTCTAGCTCTTCGCGTAGCTCTTGCCAGGCATCCGATTCGCTATCGGCTTGCATATGCAAAACGCATTCAAAACGATAAGTCTTCACCATAGTGCTACTCCATGAGTTTCAATTGTAGGAACTAGGCGCGCCGGTACGGGCACGCGCCGCGTGATATACCGGCCATTGGCCGGCGGATAATCAAGCCACTGAATAACCGCATTAAAGCAGTCTAAGCGGCCGTACTGCAGGCGGTACCGCATCACGCCGCCAATTTGATGCGGATTACTTTGTTCATCTTGACGCCGTGCGCCGGATAGGCGATCACTTTGATTTTCTTGTCATAACACGCGCGGCATGGTCCACAGGCGCCGCCGTTATCGTATGCGCCGCATAATTTCATGCCACGCTTTGCATCGGCCGGCGTGGGTACAATCACTGAACCGTGCAGGCCTTTTGTATATTGGCCCGTCACTGAATCGCTCGAGAATCGCACGCATACATTTTTCAGCGCTTGCATTTCCGACAATACTTGGCGAAATTTCGGAAACTTGTGCATGCGCGTCGGTAGCCAATGCTTTACCCAGGGCGTGCGGCGCATAACCTCGAGAATTTTTTCGGCCAGCGCGAGCGTATACATATCGCCGCTATCAAACCAGCGGAAATGCGTATCTTTGGCTAGTTCGCGCGTCATATCGTCGCACCATTCGATGCGCTGCCAATCCTCTTTATTGTGGCGCCGTGGCGCCTTAACATTCTCAAACCGGTAATTGCCGGTAGTGGCATAGCATCCTGCGCAGGCGTCGACCAGCTGGCCCGGCGCCGCAATTGATCCCGGGCACGTTTCGAGTGCCTGCAATGACCAGCTGCGCACGCCGTCAAGTTTTGAAGTAACAGAGATTTTCATTTGGTCGGTTTCCTATAGTCAGTTAATCAATAAGCAAGGCAAAGAAAAACAAATACAGCAAGCCCGGCGAATCCAATTACCGCGCCGATTAAGTCGAGTAATGAAGGCTTCATATCGTGCCCTTATTAGATGAATGACAGACCAGTGATGCGCAGGACGTTCCCCATTTCGGTTTCGACGTCGATCGTGCCGAATGGATGAACGGCCAAGACAGTGACAGTCTGCAATTTGCCGTAAACGGGCATTTCGATTTTTTGGCCAACAGTAGGTTTTTGCATTTTCTTTTCTCCGATAGTGGCCGGCTTGCGCCGGCCTGATTGATTTAGATTGCTTCGATAGCGGGCGAATCGGTGCAAATACACACAATACGTTTAAAGCGTAGCGCATCGGGTAGAGTAACCACCGTCACATTACGCCCTGTATGTGTGTAACTTTCTACGCGCATAGGTGCGCCATGTACTTGAATAATTTGCCCGATCTTGTATGCGGCTTTTGGGATAAATGCAAATGTCATGGTCAGTTTCCTTAAGTGATTAAAATTTAGGCAGTTATTTTGCAACACAATGTGTTGCTGAACACCATGTTAGTCCACAACTCAAAAAATGTAAAGGATTCTTTTGCATTTATTTTCGGTGTCAATTTGTGGCTGAAAAGGGCAAAACGTGGACGTCAAAAAACGCCCTATTTGACCCACGGCAAAACCTAGTCTGCTACTAGCTTTTGGCATTTTGTGGGTAATGTGGGTCATTAAATCTGTAAAGCTGAATTTTGTGTTTTTTCATTATTATTATGGCAATAGTGTCAGGAATATGGCGGCGTTTAAAGAGCCGGCTGCGATTTTAAACCATGGCCCACATTGCCCACATTGCCCACATAGCAGAATGGCAACACATAGAGTTACCCACAGGTTTGGTAGCATTATGCTAACAGTTAGTGACCACTAACCTGTCATGTTAGTGACCACTAACTTTGTAAGTAAGTGCTTACTAACTTGCCAGGCTGACAACCATGTAAGTAAGTGCTCACTAACCTGGGGGGTGGGGGGCCCGTGGCAGGCCGGTCGCGGTCACGGAGGTGTCAGAAGAAATTTTTTATTTTTTTAAAAAAATGTTGGTAGCCAACATTGCCCACAAATGCGCTAATATGCATCCATGTTCAAATCGATACCATTCTCACCGCGCAAAGTCGAGGCAACCGAAGCCAGGCTTCAGGCCATCTATGACGCTGCTGCTTTGGGTCTGAAGGGCGACTCGCTGGCGTTAGCGGCTGGCATGCTGCCCACCGAGTTCAGGCAATTGTGCGAGCTTGACCCGGCAGCGGATATGGCCGCCATGAAGGGCCGCGCCGACAGCGAGATGGAGGCCAGTGCCCACCTGCGTGAGGCAGCCCGCGCTGGCGACAGCAAGGCAGCGTTAGCTATCTTGCAGCACGCCCACGGCTGGACGGCCCGCCAAGAGATTAGCGTCGACATCACCAACAAGATCAGCATCACGCAGGCGCTGCAACAGGCACAAGAGCGCGTCTTGGACGGTCTGATTACGGAACAGCAACCCCAACATCTACCAACTAAAGTGACGAATGGCGCAACAGCCGATCTATGACGCCGAGGGCGAGCAGCTCCTAATGACGCGCCTCTGGGCGCCGACTATCGCTGACGACCCCGAGGCGTTCGTATTGTTTGCGTTCCCGTGGGGGCAACAAAATACGCCGCTGGCCAAGTTCAAAGGCCCGCGCACCTGGCAGCGCAAGATACTGCGCAGGATAGCTAGCCACATCAAGAACAACCGAGGTCAGATCGACATGGACGCGCTCAGAACAGCGGTCGCGTCCGGTCGAGGGATTGGTAAGTCTGCGCTAGTCAGCTGGCTCATCCTGTGGATGCTGACCACCCGCATCGGCTCCTCCGTGATCGTGAGCGCTAACAGTGAAGCCCAGCTGCGGTCGGTCACATGGGGTGAGCTGACCAAGTGGCAGGCGATGGTGATTAACAACCACTGGTGGGAGATCAGCGCAACCAAGCTAATCCCAGCTAAGTGGTTAACTGAACTGGTCGAGCGGGACTTAAAGAAGGGTACGCGCTACTGGGCAGCCGAGGGCAAGCTCTGGTCGGAAGAGAATCCGGACAGCTACGCCGGTGTTCACAACCACGACGGCATGATGCTGATCTTCGATGAGGCCTCCGGTATTCCAGACGGCATCTGGTCGGTGGGTGCGGGCTTCTTTACAGAACCCATCTTAGACCGGTACTGGTTCGCCTTCTCCAACCCCCGGCGTAATCAAGGCTACTTCTACGAGTGCTTCCACGCCAAACGTAACTTCTGGCACACGGAGAACATTGACTCTAGAACGGTCGAGGACACGGACAAGCAGATATATGAGCAAATCATTGCGGAGTATGGCGAGGATTCGCCACAGGCTAGGGTTGAGGTCTACGGTGAATTCCCTTCGGCTGGCGAAGATCAGTTTATTGGTGCGTCTGCTGTCGACGATGCCGCCCAAAGGCCACGCTACAAGGACGAGACGGCGCCAATTGTTGTCGGCGTTGACCCAGCTC